GGCGGTTACGGTCCTTCAGACGCTCGTTGTTGCCCTCGGGGCCGGGCTGGCCGGCCTCCGTAAGCGGCCCGGGGGGGCAGCCTATACAGAGAGAAGCGGACAGGCGACCGTCAGCCTCACCTTCCGAGAGGGTGACGTGATCGCTTCCGCCCGCTGCGACAGTCTCGAGCGCCTGGTGTTTGAACTCGCAGAACAGCTTTATAGCCGAGGGGAACAGACGGAGCAAAAGGAAGAAAAGAAAGAGGCTCCCGTCGCCACCTTCGGCCAACGGCTCAAATGGTGTTCGAGCGGTGTTTTAATCGGATTTATTTTAACGGTAATCATTCAATTCATTTATAAGCTATGGCAGAAACGAAACAAAATATACGATCGGTTGGCTTGAAGGCCGCATTGTTCGGTGACGTAAATAAAGAAGGTGGTATGCCTGCCGAGATGAAACAATTGGCACGCACCATGAAAGGAACCGCCTCGTTCACCACCGAAGCTGATACCGTGACCAACTTCTATTGCGAGGAAGAACCGACCGTCCCGGTCGAAACGGTGGCTTCGGAAACCGGTTTGAAACAGGTCAAGCTCAACCTCATGGAATGGGATAACGATGTATTGGTAGAGGTTTTCGGCGGATCCATTGCCAAGGCACAGGAGGTGACCATCGAAGGCAAGAAATACACTGTCGACAAGTTTAAAGCGCCACGCGATGTAGTGCAGATCGAAAAGGCACTACGTGTCCTTACCAGATATAACGTGGTGATCGACATCCCCCGTGCGAAGATCCTCGCTCGGTTTATCTGGAATTTGGCAGCCGACCAGATCGCCCAGATCGAAATTACCGCAACCGCCATGAGTTCGGCAAGCGAAGAAGACGGGGCCTATGAGATCTACAAATTAGGAGAACCCACGGCATGACCCCGGTAGAAGCCATGGCCGCCGACGCCCTGTTGGACCGGCGGCTCAAAATCAACCTCCCTGCCCCGTGGCTGCTCCGGATCTTCGGGCGCAAGACGGTACCCATCCGGGTGAAGCTGCCCACGGCGGGCAGCCTTATCCGGATGTCATCGCTCTTCACGCGGATGGATATCGACCTGCAGCACCTGCATGACGGCAACTTCGGCAGCGTCTTGGAACAGATCGCCAAGCACGGCGTCACCACCTCACGGATCATCGCCTATGGTCTGCTGCGTGGCACATGGTCGGCACGATTGCTGAACCGTCCGCTCGCCTGGTATATCCGGCAACACATGCCGATGCAGGGATTGGCGGAATTGGCCAAGATCATCGTGCTGATGAGCACGAGCGAGGCTTTTGTGAGCATTATCGCATCGGTCGCTTCGCTGAACCTGATGAAGCCGACGGAGGCGAGCCAGCCGACAGAGACCGGGAGTTAAAGGAGGAGTATGATCCTCCCCATAGCCCGTTCGGACAGATCTACACCCTCGTGCAGCAGGGGGCAATCACGTATGATGAAATCATGAACCGTATCCCGTGGTGCGTCGTTTTGACCATGATCAGCGACCAGGGACGGATGCGGAAGAAAAAAGAAAGAGAAGAGGTACTCCAAAGCGAAGAGGAGGAGCTTGAATTTTTCGGATTAAAGTAGTAAAAGAGACAAATGGCACAGACAGATCCCGTATATATCACCTTTGAATTTCGTGGCGACATCGATAAAGAGGTCAATAAAGTGACGCTCGGTATCAAGGGGCTGCGCGACGAAGCGGCAACAACCTATAATAAGTTGATTGCCGACAGTTCGGCCGCCTACAACGCCATGAGCGCCGAGAGCCGCAAGCTCGCCACGACGATGCAGGAGAATATCAGCAGTCTGCGTTCGCTTTCCGCGATGCAGGAACAGCTGGACCGGGAGCTTGAGGCCGGGACCATAACCCTTTCGGGGTATACGCAGGCAAAAGCAGCCTTGGCGCTGCAGGAGAGCAACCTAAGAGTGGTGATCAGTCAGGGGATGCAGCAGCTGCAACAGCAGATGGCCACCGAACAGGAGGCGTCAGACAGCGTGATCGCCCTGACACGCAAGTTGCAGCAACTGACCGAGGCCTATTCCCGGCTTTCCAAAATGGACCGTGAAGGTTCGGCCGGAAAGGAAATTTTGGAACAGATCCAAAGCGTGGATAATGAACTGCAGACCGCGCAGACCCGTCTGTCGGCGTACAGCCGTACGGCCGGAACCGGTTTCAACAGCCTGCAGATGTCGATCCAGCAGGTGGCACGTGAGCTGCCCTCGCTCACCATGGGGGCGAACATGTTCTTTCTCGCCATCTCGAACAACTTACCTATCTTGGTCGATAACATCAACATGGCTCGCCGGGAGTATCAGGCAGCCATCAAGGCCGGACAGCAGGCCACGCCGGTCTGGAAACAGCTGCTCGGCGGGATCGTCAGCTGGCAGACGGCCCTCGTCGTCGGTATCACATTGCTGACCGTTTATGGCAAAGAGCTTACTGCCTGGACCAAAAGTCTGTTCGGCGCCCGGCAGTCGCTTGCCGATGCCTTGGAAACGCTCGAGGAGTTTCAGGAGTCGGTCGCCAAAACATCCTCCACAACGCTCACACAACTGCAGAGAATGTCTGCCGAATGGGAGAAACTGGGCGACAACATCCAGGCGAAAGAACAATACCTCCTAAAGAACCGCACTGCCTTCGAGCACTTAGGTGTCTCGATCGGCAAGGTGACGGATGCCGAGAACCTGTTCAACCAAGGCAAGGAGGCGTTTGTCGCCTCGGTGATGGCGCGTGCCCGTGCCTCCGCCGCGATGACGCTCGCCACCGAGAAATACAACGAAGCGATCCGCAAGCAGCTGGAGGTGGACCGGATGGCTGATACGCAGAGCTATGCCATACAGGGTGGCCAGTTCGGGCAGACCACCTATGTGTCGGGTGAGAACCTTTCGAAAAAGAAGGCTCAGGCAGAAGCAGACAGCCTCTTCGACGAAGCCCGCAAAGTATTGGAAAGAGGGCTGGAATACAGCGAAGAGGAGCGCAAATCCTTGGAAACTGCCAATCTGAAGACTATCCATACCCTTGAGCAGGGAAGCGTGGAAGCGATCAAAGCATCCATCGCGGCAAAAGAAGCTGCCTTGGACAAACTGACCAACAAACAGGACTATGAAGCGGCCCTCAAGGAAATAGAGGAGGAAAAGAAGAAATTGGAAGCAATCATTGGCTCCACAGGAGGCAAAGTGGGCAAAGAACCGGCCCCGCTTGGATCGATTGCCTATTATAACGAATTGATCGCAAAGATGAAGAAGCTGCGCGATCTTGCCACAACGAACAAAGACCGTTCCGCCTTTGCCGAGCAGATCAAGGAATACGAAGAGAAGGTCGCGGAAATGGAGAACCAGATCATCATTTCCGGGAAAAAGATCGCCATGGAGACCCTGCAATCCTCACTCGAAGGAATCAAGGTCGATGTAAAGTTTGACAACCGCAACGTGTTGGAAAAGGCGTTCGGCAAGTTCGACACAAGCGACCTTGACCAGATGCAGGAGAAGATCGACAAGGAGCTTAACCGACCGATCAAGGAGGCTCGCGAGGGAATAGTCCTTCTGATCGACCAGTGGGACAGACTTTCGGATGCCGACCAGGCAAGCCTCTTGGCCGAGGAGTGCTATAAAGTGGCTGACGGCATCTCGATGGCTGCTGAAACTGCCGAGCTCTTCAACGAAGCGTTGGGAAGCTCCCTTGCCACTGTCGCCCAACTGGTGGGCAGCGTCGGCGATATGGCAGGCGGGATCGGCCGCATCATGAGCGGTGACCTCATCGGAGGGGCTTCGGGCATCATCGGAGGCATCACCGGCATCGTGGGCAGCTTTAAGAAAAGGGTCGAAGAAAACAAAAAGATATTGGCGGAATACCAACTGAATCTGGTCGAAACAGCCATGAAGGAGTTGGAGTATAACGCCATCCTACGCGAACGGCTACGCATCCAGCAGCAGATTGGCGAAACCTCGCTCGAATACTTCAACCGTCAGTCTCTCGAACTGAAGAACCAAGCCGGTCAGATAGAGAAAGAGTACAAACAGGTGTGGGAGAAATTGCAGCAGGAGCAGTATATCACAGCTACGCACTACAAGCATGGCACTTGGTTCCGCAAGGCGAAGACCTGGAACGATTACGACTCGCTCGCCAGCAAGACCTACGAAGAGATGGAATCGCTCTATACGCAGGACAAACTGACCGAATCAGCAAAAGTGCTTTTCGAACAACTACAGAAACTGAAGGACGAAGGAGAAGATGTCGCCGGAATGATCGACGACCTGAACGAAGAGATGAAGGAGGCTTTCACCGGAACGAATACGAACGCCATCGCCGACACCATCCTGCAGGGCTTTGCCGAGGGCAAACGCTCTGCCAAGGACTTTGCCGACGACTTCCAAAAGATGCTGAACGATGCAGTGCTGCAGGGGGTGAAGATGAAGGCACTGGAAGAACCGCTCCGCAAATGGTATGAATCCTTTGCCGCCGCCTCGCAAAACGGGCTGACCGCAGAAAGCATCGCCAGCCTGAAGGCACAGTATGACAAGATTATCGAGGATGCAGCCAAGCAGCTGGAGCAGATGGAACAGGTGACCGGCACGACCATCGGCGACGTGATCGACCGCACTTCTACGGCCAAAGGCATAGCCTCGATGAGTCAGGACAGTGCCGACGAACTGAACGGCAATTTCTATGCCCTCCTGATCTATGCCGACCGCACTAATCAGGGGGTGACGAACATCCAAGGGCAGTTGGTAGAGGGATTGTCCCTACTGCAACGCATAGCAAGCAATACCGACCGTCTCGAAGCCATCGAGAAGGATATCCGGCAGACGCGCAGCTCGCTGCAGAATATCGAAAACCGTGGGTTAATACTGAGAAAGCAATGAACAACAACCTATACATAGATGATCTGAATGTGCTTGGCCGTTTCGGCTGCCGGGTGACGCGGGGAGGATATAACGACCTTCTCGCTTTCCCGGCAATGAAAGCGCCGGAGCGGAACGACTGGCCCGAAGAGGATGGCATTGAGGTGGATCTGAGTGACCCGAAGCTGCAGCCGCGAGAGATTGCCATCTCTTTCCTTTCGGATAGCAACTCGCAGGCTTCCGACCTGATTGCCTACCTCTCAGACAAAGGGCTGCACACCTTTCGGGTGCCTGCTTTAGGACGGGAATGGCAGCTGCGCCTCGCCGATCATCCCGGCAATCGGGTTTATCCATCGGCAACCTCTTTTACCTTGAAGTTTGTCGAGGATCTTCCGGTGAGACCGACAGCCGGTGTGTGTGATCCGGACGTATGGTTACCCGAAAGCCGCTACAAGCTGGATGGTAAACCGATAGGCAGATACGGCGTGTATGTCTATGAGAGCCGGAACGCCCTGCTGCGAAATCCGGCGGCAAAGGTGAACCTGCAGCGCAAGATTGCCTCCATTGACGGGCAAATCTACGATGCAGAACACTTGGTCTTCCAGCCGAAAGAGGTCACTTTTAAATGCTTTTTAAAAACTATTCGAAAAGATGCCTTTTGGCAGTGCTGGGATAGTTTTTTTGCCGACCTGATCGCTCCGGGCGAACGGAGGCTCTTTGTAGAAGAGATTGGCAAGTCCTATCCCTGCTACTACAAGAAGATGAGCAATTGCAAACTGCTTACGCTGGGCGAACCGATGGTGATGCAGTTTGATCTGACCTTGGTATTCACCTCGTTCAGACTCTTTGAAACCGATTATTTCTTGGCCACGGAAGATGACATGTTTATTGTCACGGAAGACGGCCTGAACTTTATAGATATGAAATAGGCAATGACAGGACAGGAACAAAGAATAAAAATCAGCGAGCTGCCCACCTCGGTCAGTTTCTCAGGGCTGTGGACGTTGGGTTACCAGATCGTTGACGGTAAGAAAACGAGCGTAAAAGTTTCATTGGATGAGATCGGGAAGGCGTATGAGGATGCAGTCGCGGCAGCTTCGGCTGCAGGAAAAGCCGCCACCAATGCCCTTTCTGCTGCCGCCCGTGCTGACTCGGCAGCCGGTAAAGCTGAAGGGATAAACGTCGCTATTTCTGAAGCCGAAAGCAAGCGCATAGAAGCTGAGACCGCCCGTAAAGAAGCCGAAGCCGAACGTGCCCGGATAGAGAATTTACGCCAGGAAACGGAAAAACTTCGTGAAGCGAATGAGATTCAACGAATCGCCGACGAAAACACCCGAATCTCCAAAGAAAACGAACGGCACGCAGCCGAATCTCTCCGGATAGAAGAAGAATCGAAACGATCCACCGCCGAGGCCGCCCGATCCGAAGCCGAACAGGCACGATTCACCGAAGAGACGAAGCGAGCCGACAACGAAGCCAAACGCGTCGCCTCCGAAACCTTGCGTAACCAGTCCGAAACGAAACGCCAGGAAGCGGAAACTCTCCGCGACCAGGCTGAACAGGGACGTATTGCCCAAGAGACCGACCGCGATACAGCTGAACAGGAGCGCATTTCCAAGGAAAAGGAACGAGTCCAAACGGAACAGGAACGGATTTCAGCCGAAACAATCCGTGCCGAAAAAGAAAAAGCCCGTATCATCGAAGAACAACTTCGGGAAACATCGGAATCAACCCGCCAGGCAAACGAAACAACCCGTCAGGCACAGGAAGAACAACGGGAACAGATGACAGCCCAGGTTATCCTTGATGCTGAACAGGCAACCGGCGAGGCCAACACAGCCGCCGACCGCGCCAATCGTGCAGCCGAAGCCGCCGAAGGAGTCATCAGTGGACTACAACCCGACTGGAACGTTACCGATCCTGTCAATAAGAACTACATCAAGAACAAACCGGAGATCCCGACGTTAGAGGCTATCCCGGACGAAAATACATTGAGCTATGTCAATACCGACGGTACAACCATCAATTTTCGTATCGGCGATGAAGTACGTGTAGCGGAAGAAGGAGAATATGTGTTCTACCGGCTTTATGATCTTGCCGGGGGAAAAGCCTCGTGGCAGGAATCTGGCGGCGGTACAGCCTTGCCCGGTAATGTTTATCTGACAGGAGCCAATTATTACAATGAATCAGTACGAACGATAAAACAAGGATATTTGAGCAATGAGTAAGAAAGGTGCATTTATTTATCAACAGATCGAACTGACGACGGCTGAATGGGCCGATAACGCAACCGTCTACCCTACATCAGTCTGGTTATTTGAACGTTTGGAAAACGGTAAATTCAACATGAAGCTGGCTGATGGCGTTCATACGTTTGCCCAGTTGCCGGCCGTCATGCAGGAGGTGAAGGTCACAGTTAAAACGAATGATGCCACGACCTATATCCTGACGATCACGACGGCTGAAGGTAAGTTTGACACCCCGAACCTTCGGGGAAACAATGCTCCGGTTCCTTCGATCGATCCGGCAACGAAGCACTGGAAAATCGGCGACGAAGATACGGGTGTGGTAGCCGAAGGACAGGACGGGGAAAGCTACGACGACACGGAAATCAGGAACGCGCTGACAGCCTTGCAGCAGCAAGTCAACACGCTCGTTTCGGGTGACGCATCGAGTGCCATCGAGTCATTTAACGAGATCATCGCTTTCCTTGCCAACGTAGAGGACACACAGACGTTGCAAGGGATCATCGCCGGGCTGAACCAGAGCATCACAAACGTCCAGCAGGCGATTCCGACAAGGCTATCCCAGTTACAGAATGACGACCATACGGTCAAGGACGCTGCTTATGTCCATACCGACAATAATTACAGCAATGAAGAGAAAACGAAGGTATCGGACTCTTTGAGGCTGAAAGAGTATGTCGATGTCAGTACCTTAAAGTCGCTTCCTTCATCACCGTATAACTTGCGTTTTACCTATTCGAGTACATCTGTGCAGGCGATCAACTTTGCGAATATAGGAAGCGTACCGGAGATGCAGGAGTTTTATCTGTCCATTAAGAACAACACCGGATCAACGATTAACCAACCGATCCCAAACGGTTCGGGCTGGCAATCGGAGGAAACAAGCGTTGAACTGCCAGCTGGTAAAGCCACAGGGGTATCGCTGAAAAAAGAACATGGGATAATTGTCGTGAGAGTATAATGAAAGGAGGTGAAAGATGAAGAGACGGGTGATGACGGGAAAAGATACCGAATCCGATTTTTCCAATCAGTGGAATGCTAAGTATTACTTTCCATTGAACGGTGATTCGTATGAATGTGTCAATGGGGTATTAGGCGAGCTAAAAAACAATGTACAATGGAAAGACGATAGCATTTTTACAGGAAATAAATCTGCGTATTTTATAAACGATTCTGGAATTAGGATACCGACAACGGGATATGTAAAGAAAAACGCATATAGTATTTCCCTGTGGGCTAAAAAGTATAACGAATCAGTAGACCGATACAGAGGAATTATAGTAAGCCGAATAAAAGACGGAGAAGGATATGGACTTGAAATGAGGTATAAGAACATTCAAAATATTAATGATGGAATTAATATTACAACCAATAAATTCAATGTTTGGTGTCATTATGTGGTAACTTACGATAATAACACGATGAGTGTTTACGAAAATGCTACACTTGTTAAGACAATAAATGATCCATTCTACGAAGGTTCTCACTTCTACATAGGTCTGGATGATATATTTTTCACATCAGTAACCGAACGATCATATAATGGACTTATATGTGAAGTCTCCATATTTGAACGCATATTATCCAGAAGTGAGATAAATCAATTATACAATGGCGGTAAAGGATTAAAATTAAATTGATTATGCTATACATCCAAAAAGAAATCCAATTCTGGGAGACCGACGCTCCCCTTCCTGACTCCTACAAGGTAGGCACAATGGAAGAAGAATATAACGACGGCGCATATCTCTTGTTAGACGCCGAACAGGAACAGTTCCACACCGACCATCCGGAGGCAAGTCCGCTGGAATGTTGGCGGAAGGAACTCACTCCGGAACCCGAACCGGCACCGGAAGAAAAGCTCTGGCGTGCCCGTGATGCCAAACGGCAAGAAATCTACGACAAAGACATCCATCATTATTATATTGATGAACAGGACGCATACGTCTCGAACACCCTGCAAGTGAAGGATAAGTGTGGCCGGCAGGAAGAAGTCGAAGTAGGCGGTCATCTGTACGCCTCGAATATCTTAACGGTTGCTCTTGACGAAATAGCGGACTATTCGGAGCAATGCGGCAAGGTGACAGACCGCTTGCTATCCCGTATCGATGCCGCCCAAACAGCCGAGGAGGTCGAAGCTATCGTGGTGGAAGGCTATCCTGAAATGATCCATACAACAACGGCAGCCTTGCAAACTAAAGCAGATAAGGCAATCGCTAAATCCCCGGAAGCGCAGGCAGTGACCTTTGCCCGTGCGATGATGAACAGCGTGTCTCTCACAGCCAGCCAAGCGTTGGAGATGCAGGTCTTATTCCCCATTTGGGGTGAGAAAGATGCGGAGTTTGGCAAGGAAGTTGAAATAGGCTTCCGGCTTCGAGTAGTGGAAGGAGAAAGCGACACTTTGTTTGAAGTGATACAAAAGCACAAGCTGCAAGCCGATTGGAAACCGGGCATAGAAACTGCTTCACTGTATAAGATCGTTGAAGCTGAGCACGCAGGCACGCTTGATGATCCTATTCCATACGTGCAGGGTATGGCATTCGAGAAAGACAAATATTATGAACAATACGGTGTGATCTATCTCTGCATTCTGACAACCGTTACAGGTTATCCGAACGACTTGAAAGACTTGCCCACAATTGTACAGGAGGTAAAGCAATGAAACAGGTTATGTTATTAAAAGTTAAACGGGGGGGGGTAAAATGCTCTCTAAATAAAGAAGTTACGACCTCTTATCGTAAGAAAGGAGGGCGTAGATGAGACGGTCGATGATGGGACGGAAGAAGTTGCAGTTGTTCACCAAGAGGTTCTATCCTGCCGGGAATTATACCTGGATCGTACCTAAAGGATGTAGGGAGGTTGATGTGTTTCTTGTCGGAGGAGGGGGTGCAGGACATAATGGAAGCGGTGGAGGTGGCGGCTATACTAAAACCTTCAAAAAAGATACATCCGGATGGAGAGACGGTGATGCTATCTCTGTTGCACCGGGTCAGTCAATTCCGATAACAGTTGGGAAAGGAGGAATTGGAGGGTATTCTGAAGTTGCCCCCAACGGTGGATACTCTCAATTCTTAAATTCAAGTTATAGAGCTAATGGCGGAAATGGTGCGGGTAATGGTTATCCAGGCGGAAGTAATGCCGGAGCATATACTGGTGGCAACGGCGGAAGTGGCGGAGCAGGAGATGATTCAGATACGGCTAAAGCGGGTTCTGATGGATCTAACGGAATCGGCAGCCGCAATGAAAATGGCTCTCTCTATCCAGCTGGTTCCCTATATGGCGGAGGAAAGGGTCAAAGGCATACAACCCGCGATTTTGGCGAACCTACTGGGAAACGAAATGCCGGAGGTGGTGGTTCAGACAGAAATATAAATGGGGGCATGGGTGGAGAATCCGATTACGACAAAGGATGCGGAACTGGAAATGGCAATAGAAAAAGTGGCGGTTACGGTGGTGGCGGTTGTGGTACTTACGGTAACGGCGGTGATGGCACTGTCCTGATCCGCTATTGGGCTTACGAAGAATGATCTGCCGTTGAAAAAGATGAAACAAGATATTAACGACTAAAAAATAGGAGATAAAGTCATGAGAAATAATTGTTTACAAATGTTAACGGGGGGGGGGGGGAAAACCCCTTTTAAATAAAAAATCGCCGACTTTCGGCGGAAAGGAGGTTGGTATGATAAGATCGATGATGGGACGGAAGAAAGTAGACAGGAATACTTTGCTGTTGCTACATTTTGATGGATCATTGAAAGATGAAGCCTCAGGCAAGCCTTATGTTGGTAGTAATATGTCTTATGTAGTGGGAAAATTCAAGAATTGCGTTTCGTTTTCAGGAAACGGGTATGTAAAGATAAGTGGAACGAATGCCATAAACGAGTCCCTATATCCAAACTATACCGTCGATTTTTGGATTAAACTGAAAAGTGGTGTGAAAAACGGTATAATGTCAAAAGGCGATGGTGGTGGAAGTTACAGCTTTGATATAATGGAGGAATCAGACGGACGCATTTTCTTTGGATTGCAGTATGGTGGAACCCGAGGGGATGCAATATGCTATTTTACGATGCCACGGGATCAGTGGGTTCATCTTGCGATCGTCAGGTCACAATCTCGATATTGGAAAGTGTATGTAAATGGAGTGTATGCGTCTGGTTTCACATCAACGATGGTTTCAGGGTACTATAGTTCTTTAATGATCGGAAAATATCGGGATTATGGATTGTATCTGAACGGTATGATTGACGAGTTTCGCATCAGTAATATTGCCCGTTGGACATCAAACTTCACTCCGCCTGCAAGGCCGTATTAATAAATTAGTGACACTGTCTTTGGGCTGTCACAGCAGAAAGACAGCAAATGTATATTCAGAAAAAATTATTGATAATCGCCAACCCCAGGTTGGGTATTTTCTTTTAAAACAAATGGAGATATAAAATGTTCGGTGGCGAAAGAATAATAAAACAGCCTCCAGGCTATCACAGATTGGAGGCTGTAAAAAAAAAGAAAATTAGGGGACCGAGGGTCTCCGGAGACAAAGTTAATCAATTAATTAAATGAGCTATGATCATTTTTGAAAAGACAGGGAAAATACTTCTCGATATACCGGTCGATGATACCAGTTATCGCTATCGGGCCATCCGGCAGGGCGACAAGGTCAATCTTGTGTTCTCGTTGACAGAACATGTAGAAATACCTGTCTACAGCTATGTTGACTATCAAGGTCAGCGATATACGCTCTGGAGACCGGAGGATCTGACAAAGCATGGCACTCGCAATCTCGAATACAGTGCCACCTTTGGCGGCTATTGGGAACTGTTGGATACCATCAAATACAAGCACCTGTCAGCCATTCCCCGAAAGCTGAAATTCCAACTTACCGGAAAACCCCGCTTCTTTCTGGAGCTTTTGATTGATAATATGAACCAATCGGGAGTTGGTGGATGGTCTATTGGGACCTGTATCGATGCACCGGAAAAGACCTTGGCCTTTAGCCATGAGTTTTGTTTGGATGCGCTTAACCGCTTTGCGGATGAGTGGGGAACAGAATTCGAAATCGTCAGCAAGACTATCAATTTCGGCAAGGTAGAGAAGTTCAAGGACGATCCTCTGCCTCTTTCCTACGGCCGTGGGAATGGCTTCAAAACCGGTGTCGGGCGTAAGCTGCAGGGCGAAAAACCACCCACCTCCATCCTCTATGTGCAGGGTGGCGAGCGCAACATCGACCGCACCGCCTATGGAGCTTCCTGTCTGCTGCTGCCAAAATCCCAGGAATTGGAATACGAAGGCAGACGCTATAAAACCGACAAGGATGGCATGTTCATTACACGAGCCGACCGGGCTTTGGCCAATAACAATGAGGACAGCTTGGACTGTTCGCACATCTACCCCTCACGGGTGGGCACGGTGTCCGAGGTGGTTGTGGTGGATGCCGAAAAGCATCTCTATGATATCATCGATAACACGATTCCGGAAGATTTGGACTATTCCAAATGCCGAATACCGGGCGAAACTGCAACGATTATCTTCCAGTCGGGTGTGATGACTGGAGAAGAATTTGACCTCGAGCAGACATCTGACGCTTTGACCGGTTACGACCATGCAGCCCGACGGTTTAAGTTGGTGCCTGTCGAGAAAGAGGGAGGCACGATACCGAACCCGAACCGCTGTCCGGCCGTGGGTGATACATACGCGGTCTTCAACATCTCGCTGCCGCAGGCATACGTCTGCAACGATGCCACACAGACAGGTGCGTCATGGGATATGTTCCGTGAAGCTGCCCGAAGTCTGTACAACAAGGAAGAGGAATCTTTTGCCTTTACCGGTGAGCTGGATGGTATTTGGGCAAAATCGCAATGGTTAGAGATCGGTGGCCGATTGGTGCCAGGTGGTTACATCCTGTTTGACGACCCGCAGTTTCAGCCCGAGGGAGTCCGTATCCGCATCACGGCTGTAAAGGACTATATAAATAGGCCCTACAGCCCCGGACTGGAACTAAGCAATGTGCCGGTCGGTGGCTTTGTCTCCTCGGATCTGTCGAAGATCGAAAGCAACGAGGTGATCAATGACGACCGCCACAGCGATGCAATGCACTACACCAAGCGCCGTTTACGTGATGCGATTGAAGCACAGGAGATGTTGGAAAAGGCGTTTAAAGATTACACCAAGGGGATCGATCCAGTCTGGGTGCGCACCATGTCCCTTTTGGTCGGACATGAAAACCTGCAATTCCGCTTCGTGGACAGCAAGACCAATCCCCGGAAAGTCGATCCGGACTTTGTCTATGACGATGCGACCGAACTGTTCACCGCCCCGAAAGCGATCCTTCAACACATGACGATCGGCATCTCGGAAATAAAAGGCAGCCATGCCGTTTCTGAATATAAGTTCTGGGATCTACCTGCCTACACCAGTCCGCCGCTGGGCGACTTCGGGAAGCTCTACCTGTACGCCAAATGTGGCAAGTTTTCTGAGGCCGGCGAATTTATCTTGTCCGAAGAACCGCACGACATGGACGAAGGCAGCGATTATTACTTTCTGGTCGGTTTATTAGGTAGTCAAGCCGACGGTGTACGGTCGTTTGTGACCTGCTACGGCTTCACGGAGATATTGCCCGGCCGAATCACGGTGGATCGCATAGTATCGACAGATGGAAAGTGCTATTTCAACCTGGGGATCGGAGAGTTTGGCGGGAAGATGGTATTCAAATCCGGAACATCCGGTTATAATAACATTTCCGACCGTCCTAACCTTCAACCGTTGTATGATGGGATAAATGATGCCCTGACGGATGCAGAGAATGCGTCAAATGCAGCTAACAACGCCCAATTGACTGCAAATAACAAGGCAAGGGTATTTTATCAAACGACGGCTCCAGCATCGGGGATGCGGACAAATGACTTATGGGTGGATGGGGAGAATATCTATAGATATAGCGGTTCTAAATGGGTGCTTGCCTCAAAGTATGACAATACGATAACGGAGATCAACGGCGGACTCATAACTACCGGTGCGATCGCTTTCGGAAGCACAGGTGGAATGGCTGCTTCCGGTTCCATCCGTATTTGGTCGGGAGGAACAGCCGGGGCGAAAGGACAACCACCCACTGATCCGACATTCCGGGTAGAAAGCAACGGAAATGTGGAAAGTAGAGGAAGTATCTATATTGCAAATTCAAATGGAGAAAAACTTGCCGGACTCTCCGGAGGTGGAACAGCCGGAAACTCTGTTCGAATCTGGGCTGGAAATGCAACACCTGCAAATGCTCCGTTTAAAGTTTATCAAAATGGGGATG